GCGGCTGATACTAGCCGATAAACAGGCGTGGCTTAATTATGCCCTTGACTGTGCCATTAGGCTGGCGTCGGGCAAGGTGAAGCGTCCGCCGATTGACGAGTATCAGATGTATGGCTGGGTGTTGTGGTTGCAGGAAGCCAATAGTTATGGGAAAATGTGCGTACAGGAAGGTCGGATTCTGACTTACGCCGAATACAAATATTCGTATGAGGGTGCGCAACGGTTTATGCTAACAAAAGAGACAATTGAGGAAATGCAATCAGGCTTTAAAGAGTTACAGCGGCAGTATGGCAGCAATTTCCTTGATACCGACTGGGCGGCTTATGGTGAGCGCCTGCGGAAAGACTATTACGGTGAAGAAGCTCCAAAACTCTTTTAATGATTTTTTGCCGCAGCAATATTTGCCGTTTCGGCGCTCTATTCTCCAATTGAGCGCTAACCAGGCGGTGGTAGCCGAGTTGCTCCGTGTCTGTTGCGAGGAAGATGACGTTAAGGCGATTAAGTTGGCGTTTGAGCGCATACTGGGGAAACCCGAGAAGGTGCTGATTATTAAGCGGACATTGGTCAAGACGGTATACCCTGATGCGCAGAGCAAAGCCCCCAGCCCAGTGGTCAACGACAGGGTGCAAGACGAGGTGGCGGCAGTTACTTCGCTTGAGAATAAAATTGTGGTGGACGAGGCGAATGCCCCAGGAGTATTGCTGCGTAAGATGCTTGACAAGGTGGGTGAAGCGGGGCGCGACTATGCCTATCAGGTGATTGCCGATAAAGACCACTATACGGTTGCCGAGGTGATGGTGTCTAATTTGTATGCTGTTGCTATGCGTGGTTCTAACTTGGGTGCGATTATTATGCTATTTGACTATTTAGACGGTGCTGTAGCCGACGTAGTGCGCTTAGACGGACTCGACACCATCTTGCTCGAAAACTGCGCTGATATCGCGCCATATGAAGCCATACAGGACGATGGCGGCGTGTGGTACGTCGAGCAAAAGGCTGGTTTGTAATGTTATTCAAGATTGGTGCTGGTATAGTCTTGCGTTCTTACCAGAGGGCGGTGTTAAAAGCCTTTGACAACGGCTTTCGTTTTATTGTGCTGTGTTGGAGTCGTCGAGCCGGCAAGTCGCTTTTTGCTTGGACGCTTTTAATCCGCGAGGCGGTCAGTAAACCTGGCACTTACTGGTATTGTTTTAATAACTATTCCACTGCTTATAACGACATTTGGATAGCCATGACCAGCCGAGGCGTGAAGTTTCTTGACATGGTTCCACCTAGTATGGTGGCACGGATGAACTCCGCTAAAATGGAGATTGAGCTAACTAATGGTTCAATCATTAAACTGATTGGTATTAATAACGTCGACAAGCTGGTGGGAGCGGGACTCAGTGGTGTAGTCTTTGACGAGTATGCGGTGTTAAATCCGGCGGCGATTGAACTGGTGACAGCCATGCTCGCGGAAACCGGTGGTTGGCGGATGATGATTTCGACGCCTCGTGGCAAGAACCACTTTTACGAGGAGTGGCAGTTTGCTCTATCGCATCCTCAGTTTGTCTATGCCAGCAATATGCACTGTGGTATGCCCGAGGTGGCACAGTATATGGCTAAGGGCTTTTTGGAACAGGAGCGGCTAAAGATTATTTCTAAGTACGGTAATGACGCCTTGTATCAGCAGGAGTACATGACCAGTTGGATATCCCCGAACTCAGGTTCGGTATTTGGTGCGCTAACCAAAATGATGAAAGACGAGGGGCGGATTACTATTTTGACTCCTGATAAGGAGCGCTCGTATTATACCGGCTGGGATTTAGGTAATGCCGACTATACCAGTATCGTGTTATTTCAGGTTGATGAAAATGGCTTTCCCCATATCTACGAGCATATTGAAAACCGCAATGAGGACGCCAGCTGGTATGTCGGTGAAATGATAGAACGCGGCTGGAATGTTCATACTCACTTTTTGCCCCATGATGCGGCTCACCGGCGAGGGGCGCGCAATGAAACCTATAAACAGGTGCTTGCCGAAAATGATGTCCGCAACGTGGCTATACTGAACAAGCCGCACCGTGTCGAGGATAAGCTGAATTATTTGCGCCGTGTCTTTGTTGGTATGCATATTGATGAGCGGCTGGAGCGGTTGACCGAGTGTCTTGACAAGTTGGAGTATGAGTGGAATGAACGGTTGCATATTTGGTCAAGCAAGCCAACTCATGTCGGTGGCTATTCCGATACTGTCGACTCGCTTTGTTACATGGCGCAGGCGATTGGCAAGTATAAGATTACCGCCAAGAATGTGTTTTCTAAATCCCATGTCAGAGAAGCAAATGTTGAAACTAAAGAGTCGAAACAGGAGCGGTTCCAGCAATTTATGGAAGCAGAATTAACGTTAGGAGGGAATAAGCAGGACGACAATCGTAATATTTCAATGTTCGTGTAGTATGGATTTGCAAAATAGTGTACTATAATATCATGCGTCATAACTTGTACTGTACTTCATGTAAAATAACTGAAAATCTATGCCCCAAGCCTTATACTTCTTATAAGGACAGAAACTGCTATTACCTCTGTCGTGGTTGCAATACGAGAAATCAGAAGTTCAAGCGAGACAGAGATAAGGTTCTAGTCTATAAATATTATGGAGCTAAATGTAATTGCTGTGGTGAAGAAGAGATGAAGTTCTTGACTGTAGACCACGTTAATAATGACGGAAATAAGCACAGGTATCGTGGCGGTTTAAGAGTTTTAGGTTCTGCCTTGTGTGGGCAAATAATCAAAGCAGGTTATCCAGATTCGTATCAAATACTGTGTATGAACTGTAATTATGGCAAATATAAAAATAATGGTGTTTGTCCGCACGATAAGGTACAATCATAAACAACATACAAATACTCTTAAAAAAACAAGCAGACTTAAATAAATAAGGGAAGGCAGTAAATGGATGACAACCAACAAATCGAAACAGCACCAGAAGCCGGAGCGGCAGGAGCACCAGAAGGAGCAGTCGTTGAACCGACCGAAAACGAAGTGGGAAAAATGTATGACGAGCTTGGAATCAAAGCTCCCAAGCCCACTGCTAAATCTAAAAAACGACCTAAAGCCTCTGGCGTACGAGCTAAGGACAGCAAGTCAGAAGACGGTAAAGATACCGAGCATGGACGGAAAGAAGACGACGGAAGCAAAGGTAAATCCGAGGATGCACCTGATACAGATAAAGATGGCGATTCAGGAGATGATACTGACTCGAAGAGCCAGAAAGTCGGGCAGGATGCAGGAGAAGTATCTGACGACTCAGAAGACGCTGGTGATGGAGTTCGCCAAGCTGAATCCAAAACTGAAGAAGATTCTGAGCCAGGAAGCGAAAAAGACGCTGAGCAAGGAGATGACGGAGCTGAAGAAGAGGAAAAAGGCAAACGCCCAGGCAAATCCAACCCAGAAATAGAACGTCGCTTCCAGAAAATGACGGCTGATGTCCGTGAGCGTGAACAGCGCATCGAAGAGTTGGAACGAAAATTACAAGACACTGTTCAGCAACAACAGCAAAAACAGGTTGAACAGGAAGACCCTGAATACAACATTGACGATTTCCGTAAGGTGCGTGATGAAGAGGGTAATATTGTTGACCTTGACCCAGAGCGAGCCGAGCTTGCTTGGCGGCGATGGAAAGAGGGATTCGAGCAAAGAAAAGCCGAGCGTGATGCTGAGTTTCAACGTCAGACTGCCATAGAGGAATACCAACGCGAGGCGTCAGAAAACTTAATGCGCAGTTCGGTTGAAGCTTATGACACGTTGACTGGTGTTTTAGATAGCTATCCTGAGTTGGATGCTAGGAGTAACCAGTTTGACCAACAGTTTTCAGATGCGGTAATGCCAATTATTGAAGAGGCGATTATTTACCAGCCAGGAACTGAACCAGACAATGAGCAGGGCGTCAAGCCGGTTATTGTTGGTATGCGGATGAATCCGACTAAAATACTTCAGGGCATGGGACGTATAAAATCAGCAAAACGCAACTTGCCGTTAAATGGCGTCAATGATAATGTAGAGGTAAGGTCTAATGTTAATGTGCCTCACAGTAGGTCATCAGACCCAACCGTACACGCTGCCAATCAGCTTTATAAAGAGCTTGGCATTAGCAAAAGAGTATAATATAAACAAGGGAGAAAAAATAATGGCAACTAAAGAAGAATTGCTAACAGAAGCAAAAGATAAAGGTGTTGAAGTACCCGACGGTGCTACTAAAGCTGAAATCCAAACTCAGCTTGATAGGCATGAGGAAGAGGGGAATACTCCAGCTGAAACTGCTGCTGAAGAATCTAACCAAAAAGTAACCGAAGAAGAGCGCCAAGCCGCGCAGGAAGTATCCGATATGACAACAGCAAATCGCGTTGAAGAGTCGCCAGAACCGCAAGAACAAGCAAAAAACGATGCACAGCGCACCGCTAGCGTAAACCAGAACTCAGATATAGCATCAGCTATTGCTGAAGGGTTTAAGAGCTCTAAGGGTGACAATATAAAATTTGAAGCCGATGCCGGTGTTGAATCACGATTCAGTCTTGTCAAGAACAAAGACGGCGAAGTGATGATTCGTGAAAACGAAACTGGTCAACTTTCAAAACTCCAACTGCAAAGCATTGAAGAAAAAGAAGCTTCAATTCAAGACCAGGAAGTTGAAGACTTGTAGTATAGTTAGTTTGCAGGGTTTTAAGTTGTTTCCCTGCGACCGTCCAACTGCCCCCACTCCTCGGGGGCAGTTTTTCGTTGTTGACTACAAGCAAAATATGTAGTAAATTTAAGATAAGCTGTATGCTTACATTGAGAAATTTATGTGTAATGGGGTTCACAGCCCACAGTGGAGCATAAGGCGCTCGATGTAATCGTGTGTCATCAACACAAATACAATATAAAATCTATCCATAAGGGGTAAAAATCATGGCTATTACAGCTTCAGAAATTTATAGCCCTGTCATCGACCAACCGTTCGATGAACAAAGCTATACCAAAGAACTTGAAGGTAACTCTAAAGAAATCAAGTTTGAAAAAGGTTCTAAAACAGTTAAAGTTCGTACTGTTATAACTGCTGGTGCAGTTACTAACCACGACGCTACACAAACGTTCAGCACGCAAATAGCTGGTATCGTAAACGTTGATTCAACAATCAATACTTACACGCTTGACCAGCAAAAAGACATCAAGCAGTTCCTTGACCGTACAGTTATCGCCACCAACAACAGCATTACCGAAGGTGGAAAAGTCCTTCACGCTATCGTTGCCGAACAACTTGTACCGTTAATTGACGCTTATCGTCTTGCCGTGTTAGCAGGTGTCGCAGTTACGACTGGTCAGAATTTTGCAGCTACGGCTGATGGATTCGCCGACGCTCTAAAGCTTCGTGCATATCTAGTTAACGCTCGTCAGTTTAAAAATACCCTCTTGTATGTTGGTACGACTACGTCTACTTCGATTGTGACTAGTGCGAAATTCCAACCATTCACACCTGGACTAGAGAAAAGTCTACGTTCTGGTGATGTTGGTATGCTCCTCGGTATGAAGGTTAAAGAAGTGCCTTCTGACATCCTGCCTGCTAACACGCTTGCAGTTGGTGTCAACCCGAATGTTGTGTCCGCTCCACGATTCTTGGATGACTCCAAGGTTGGTGAAAGCGCCGCCGCATTTGGTAGCCTCTTGCTCTGTCTGTACATGTACACTTGTGTCGTGTCTACACCAAAGCAAAAAGCCGTTGCGACTATTACTACTGTTTAGTAGTAATGAAAGCTCCAAAACAAGCTCTGTTTATTACAGAGCTTTTTTGGTTGTGATAATATATAGGTATGGCATATAAAAACCCCGAAGATAAGAAACGATACCAGAAAATATATAATAAAATGTACCGTGAAAAAAATAGGCAGTATTTTAGAGAAGCTCATAATAAATGGTCAAAAGCTAACCCCGATAGGCAGAAGGAGCGTAGGAGTAAATATTTATCAACTCCTTTGAATCGAAAGAAAAGTAGGGCTAGGAGCGCAGTTTATTATGCACTTAAAATGGGTAGGCTTATAAGACCCGACCACTGTGAAAGGTGTGAGACTCCCTGCAAGCCTGAAGCCGACCATCACGATTACGACAAGCCACTCGATGTAAATTGGCTCTGTAAAGTATGTCATATAGGGATTACAATGCAGCGTAAAAGTGATATACTACGTTTATAAAGCTCTAAAAGGAAAAATAAACATATGGCACTAGTAAAGTGGGGTTATGACGAAGATGAAGAGCAAGAAGACCCTTACTCTTTGTCGCATATTCAAAACGTACGGTCTGTTCAGAGTTCTTGGCAGCCGACGCAGGAAGATGATTCGCAGCAGCAGGGTGATAACAACTATTTGATGTCAGAACAAAAGGCGGAGGTTGACCACCAGCTTGCTCAACAACGTGCTGCGGAGGAGGCAGCTCGTCAACAGGCAGCAGCTCAAGCAGCAGCTCAAGCAGCAGCTCAGGCTCAGGCTCAAGCGCAGGCACAACAAGTTGATAGTCCTGCCGAAGTTGATATGTCAGCTGCCCAAAATGATACTGGCTGGAAAAAGCATTACAACAAGGCTTTTGAGCAAGAGAAGGGTAACATGAACTTCTTTCAACGCTTGCTTGATGGCGGTGGAGCATCACGGCGGGCTGAGGTCGCTGCTCGCAGTAAACATACTAGCAATCTTTTAGATAAAGCTTATGACGATTCAGGAAACATCAAAAACCAAGTGGCTGCTGTTAGGGCGCATAATTTAGCGGCATATAACTTATCGGTTGCCGGTCAGAACTCATCACAGTCTCAGGCGTTATCTCGTGCTATTGGTGCAACCAACGATAACAGAGACCGAAATTTCTTTGATAAAGCTAAGAGTACCACTAACGCTATAAAGAATATGAGCTTATACGATGCGACTAGAGGTGTTAATGACGCAACCAAATTCAGCTCTGATGATGTTGGGCGTTTTCTTGGTAATCTTGGTCAGAATATTTTCGCTATGCCGGTTATCGGTACAAAAGAGTTACTTGAAGCAGGCTCGGGGGTTGGTACAAATCGTGATACTGGGTTAGAAGAAGAGCTTAGCGCAAAACAACGTGCTGGTCGAACCGTATCGGGTGCGGTTAATGTTGCCAGCCCATTTCTCACTGGTGGTGGTGCAAAGTTAACTGACGACTTGTTGAAAGTTGTTACTGGTAAGGTGACAGCTACTGCTGCTCAGCAAATGGCAGCACGGCAGGTTTTGGGTCAAATTGTTAGAAGTGCAGGTAGTGGTGCACTTACACAAGGAGCGCTAGGAGCTGCTCATTCTACTGGTGAATACTTTGGAGATGACGGCTCGCTGATTGATAAAGATGGCAAACTTGACATGGATGCGTTGGCTCAATTCGGCAAACAAGTCGGTGCGTCTACCGCTACGAGTGCCGCTGGTGGTGCAGTCCTTGCAGGAGGTGGACGTTTATTGAGAAGTAGAGGTGGTAAGCCAGACGTCGACTTACCTCAAGTAAACAGGGCTGACGTGGATACTCCTAATATACCCCAAGTCAACAAGGCTGATTTGCCACCTAATACTCCTCTTAGTCGTAACCAGATTGAAACTTCTAACTTAGCAGGCTCATCAAATCTTTTGCGAAATAGTGAGATGAACCCTGTTGCCGATGGTACGCCTGTTAGAGTGCCTGAGGCTGTTTCTCCGCCCGATACACCTCAACTGCCTGAGAGTACAGTGCGAGTGCCAGAGCAATCGCTTATTGATAATGTGAACATAGAGAAGGTGACTCCAGTGGCAAAAGCTCCTGCTGAAGCGCCGTTAGCTCCAGAGGGTGTGGTGCAGGCAGGTAAGCCTGTTCCTGTGAATGACTCTGGTACACCAGTGGTTAAATCTGAACAGGTACGCAAGCTTCAAGAAGCAAAAGCTGGGAAGAATCAAGCTGAAGAGGCGGCAATTAACAAGCGTCTGCAAGAGGCTAAAGCGGAGACGCCTCGAATTGATGAACCGAATTTACCTGACGATATGAATGCATCTGCCCGAGCAACTGGCGGAGAGTCAGCTCCAAAGGAGTCTGCATCATCTGGTGAAACATACTTACAGCGCACCGTCAGTAGCGATGCGTCTGCTGCCGACGTGAAGCGCAGATTTGCTAAATTATCTACGTCAGATGATTTGGCGAATTTTGATGCGATACTAGATGGCATTCCTCAAGTTGACCCTAGACTGAAAAAGAGGGCTCAGAAAAATAACGATATTGTTGAAACCTCTAGCAAGCGTATAAACGAAATACAGAAAAAATTTCGTGAAGACCCGAGATTATCCCCAGATAACCCTGGTGGGTTTGACATGGCTAGGGCGGAGGCTCTAGGTCGTGAGCGTAATAGTTTGACGAACAAGATGCAGTTGGCAGAGAAAAATCTTCAAAGCAGTATTAAATTGATTGAATCACGGCAGTCAGTAAAACAAAGGGCGCTTAATTCTACTTCTAATTTAATCTCATTTCAACAGGGTAACATGCTTGTCAGCCTGCCAGTTAAGGAGAGGGACTTGGTTGGTGATTTAGTAGCTACTGTGACACACGCTATCCGTCACCCTGTTCAGATGGGTACGAACTTACCCCAAGCACGACTTATGGGTGAGTGGAAGAAGGCTGGGAAAGAAATTGCTCAGGTTAGACCTCAATCACTCTCGGAAGTGCCTCGCTACCTTATCAGGAGTGCGCTGTCTCCCGTTTATGCTATTAACAATGCGATGGCGAATGTCCGAGGTGGTGTGTATCGTAACACAATGGCAAAAGCTGAATTGGTCAAAGCGGGGATTAAAAACCCTACCAAAGAGCAGGTAAAACTACAAGCTATGCGTGCGGGTAATGCTCGTGAAATAGTTGTGAACCTCAATAAAAATGTAGGTGCGACCGTAGCCGACCCATACAAAGCGGCAAAAGCAACTGATGAATATTTCAAGGTGTTAGACAGCGCCATTAGCCATAAACAGCTAGCTCAGTTTGCGGAAAATACCCAGAAATCCAGTAGTATTTTACAGGGTATGATGCAGATGAAAGACCATACAGGACAGGTTAATGCTAGGGGTCTGTTGATGAACTTCATCTATCCTTTCACAAATCCTGCCATTAACGCCAGCAAGAAAGCCATTTATCAGCTTGACCCACGTAAGGCGAGTCAGGTGAATCAAATCAAAAGGGTTATTCAGTCACCATCACAGCAGAAATTATCCAAGTTGACCAAGATGGCTGGTACAGGCGCAAGCTTAGCGGCTATTGCTGCACTGCTCAACGAGGGTGTCATCGACTATAACGACGACACGGTAACTGGTGATGTGTCAAAGCCAAGAGGCTGGTCAGTTAAGGTTGGCGAAGACAAATATATGCCAGTCCGTGCTTTTGGTGTGTTTGAGCCATTTATCGTAGCGACCGGTGTAACATATAAGGTGATGGAGGGCGAAGTTACTAACGCAGCCGATGCTATGACGATGGCGGCTAACTCGCTACCCATCCTATCGTCTAATCAATTTTATGCAGATGCAGCAAGAGAGGCTTGGGAAGAAGGTAAGGTCTGGGGTTATGGCGCGCAGTCACAAGCGGTGTCTCGTACGAAAAACCTCGTGCCATTTGCCAACAACAACGTGTCTAACTGGATGGACAGGAACAGAGGCGAGAGCACTGAAGCGCTTTCGGCGTACGTCTCTAAGAAGAACGATAAGGGCGAAACTGTACCCGACTTTGTGCCGTGGCTGAAAAATTCAGTCAAGGCTGGCTTCGGTGACACGAGTGGGCTTAGCCCAAGTTATACCCCAGCGGGTCAAGTTCGGACAGCCGATAACCAAGGTGCGTTCGTTAACAAGCGTATTAATGACAAAAACACCTCTACCTATAACGACACGATTCGTGACCTAGTTACCTATGCTCGTAAAAACGGTATCGGTAAAAGCTCACAGGAAATGTTCAACACCTACCCTGATGGTAAAAACAATAACTTCCGTTCAGTGCACAATTCAATTACCTTTCTTGATGTTAAAGATGGTGGTAAACCCGATAGTGCCGACAAGCTTAAATCAAATGAGAAATTGACTGACCTTTCTCGACAAATTCGTGATGGCTTTTATGGTGATACCGGTTCTGAACTTTTAACCCTTGATGGACAGAACCTCAAGTCAGATGCCTCAGTACCAACTAAAGCTGGTGCAAAGAACTCGAAGCTACCACTTTCAATGCAGTCGATTAAAAATGCGGTAGCTCAGACCGACCTACCAAAAGAGCAGAATGAAGCTTTGTTTGAAATATCCAAAGGCAAAACTAAATTGTATAATCAGCTAAAAGAAAAGTCTATCAGCTATGAGCAATATAGCGCCGCTAAGACTGAGCTTGAGAAGGGTGAGGTTGAGATACTTAGTAACTCTGAAAGCTATCAAAAGCTTGTTGGGCTAATGGACGAGCTTGACGGTAACGGTTTTTTTGAAGCTGGCGGGCTTGGTTCGACCAAATCAGGTCAAACCTATTTATGGAACTCATTGAACGCACTGCTTAGTGATAAGGGGGCTACTCCGGCTGCTAATTATCCCGACAGTAAGGGTAGCGGTTTCACTCCATGGGGTCGTGGCGGTGGTGGTCGCAAGGGTTCAGGCTTTGGGGCTACTAATAAGCCTGGTGATAGGGGCAGTCAAAGTATCAAGTGGACACCGGTCAAAGCTCGCAGAATGGCGGAAATTGCCACTGGTAAGTATACACCAGTTGAAATAAGAGTGAAGCTTGGTAATGAGATTAAGAGAAACAAGACTCAGAACTATGCGGACAGGAGCTTTTAGTATGATAGAATTAAGATATAAAGGGAAAAAATAAACATGCAGTCTAAATTGATACTTACAGCCGAAGACCTTTGCAAAAAGCTTGATGATAGTCAAGATTTTATGGACAGAGTGACTAATGGCTTTATGGAGCGCAACGAGCGTATATTTTACCGTGAACCGTCTGTTGGTAATGATGGCAAAATGGAGTATGCCGATTTGGTGGACAACACGCTGGCATCATACCTTGAGAAAATGCCGAAAAACGTTATTCAAAAATTACCGTCATTCACGGTTGATGCTCATACCCGTAACAAAGCTGAAGATTTGGTCTATGAGTTTATCGCTCGCAAGATTATCCTCCGTACCGGTTCGTCTCGGGGCTATACGCTCTTGCAAAAACACTGGATTTCAATGCGTAATGCTGCTACGTTTGGTGCATGTGCGGCGTATTTGCCATTTGAGTTGGACTTCGGGGCATACACTGTTGGCTTTGACCCTATTTACTGGGGTGACTTGTATCCAGAAGCCTATGCCAATAATATTAACAGTGCTAATTTTATCCAGTTTAGGACATTAAAAACCGAGGGTGACTTAAAGAAGATTCTTAAAGGACTTGATACTGAACAGGGTGGCACATGGAAAAAGGGCGGCATTCAAACCGTGCTTGACCATGGCTCTGGTCAAACTACCAGCACGAACTCTCAAAATCACAAAGCCCAGATGGAAGGTTTGCCACAAGGCATGTACGAGCTGTTTGTTTATACGGATGATGACTGGGTGGTTATGTATCACTATGCGTCACAGACTATCTTACGTGTTATCCCTAATTTGAGTCGCCGTCGTCGAGTGGTTGGTCTGTACTCTGATTATGATGGCAGCTCAATTATGGGGCGCTCGCTTGTTGATATGGCATATTCAGCCCAGCAAACACTTACATCGCTGCTAAGGAATTTTGTGTATACGTCTGACTATAATACCGACCCAGCTAAACTTGTGAAGGGGTTGCCTCTTAATGCGGACACTTTCAACTTGACAAAAGGGAACACGATGTTCATGTCTGATGAAGATGGTGAGATGAATTTACTGCCAATTGATACGACTACTCTTCAAAACTTTCCTAATCTGTACAACTTGCTAAAGACAGTCCTGTTAACCTCTCTGCCAAGCTCAAGTGATAGTAGTATCTCAGCTGGTAATGGTGACCCTACTTACTCAAAAACTCAAGCTGGAGTGAATAGTCAAGACCAAAAAGCTGATATTGAGAATAATTACTACCGCAAGAACTATGAGCAATTCTTTGAAATGGTGTTGGAAAATCAGGTCAATATTTATCTTGCTGAGGTAAAAGCCATTGCTGAGAAAAACGACGCCATGGCAATGATTACACTTGACGAAGAGTATGCTAATTTAGTGCGAGAAGTTGACCCTAAGTTCACTAACGAAAAGAACCAAGTGCAGCTTGACCTGATTGATTACCACGGAGTGAACATTGAAGTTGACTTTGAAAGTACTCGACAAATGGCGAAAGAAGAAGACCTTAAACGGCTTAATACCTTTATGACTGGATTCTTTGAAGCTGCTAAGGCAGACCCAGGTATGGCGAAGGCTATGCGCTCTGTGTTGCCACTGCTGATGGAAGAAATGACTAAAAGCTCTAATCTTGAAAATAGCTCGAAAATTTCTGCGACAATGAAAGAAGCGTTAGCATTGGCGTCACAAGAGGAAGCTCAAGCAAAACAGGCAGAAGCTGAAAACCAAGGCAAAGAAAAAAGTCAAGCCATGGGCGAGGTGAAACCACCGACGGTAAATATATCGTTCAAAGACCTGCCAGCAGCTGGCAAAATCCAGGCAGCCGCCAAATACGGTATAGAGCTAACAGCGGAAGATTTGATACCGCAGATGGCAGCAGAATCAGAAGAATCACCTGTTGATGTACCGCAAGAGCTGCCAGAAGAGCCACCGATTGAACCGGAAATGTTAGATATGGAGGAGGGTGAAGATGTCGGATTATAATTCTAGTGAAGAACTGCAACGTCATAAAGCTGATGTGTTTGCTCGTGAGGAAGTGAAAAAAGTCGATACTTCGGTCACTGAAAAAGACAGGTTAAAAGCAATACTTGATAGGTATCTTAAAAAACATCAGACCACGAAGGGCGTGCAAGAAGAGTTGGGAAAGCATAAGAATCGGTCACTTGAACTTCAATTTGGTATTAGTCACGGTATTGTTGACATATTAGAGAAAATAAAAAGTGAGTTGAGGTAAGCTATGGCTACTGTTAAGCAAATCGTTGAAAGAGCATATACCAAAGTAAATGGTGAGTTTGAGGCACTCTCAGAAGGTAGTGACGACTTCAGGACGTATGTGAATGTATTAAACCAAGTAGTGGGGACATGGGCACACACCCCGTATGTGAAGTGGCAGTCACTCTTTGACATTGATTATAAGTTGCCAGACGTTGTTGCGGAGGGTCAATTTACTTATCCTGTCGCCAATGCTGATGAGATTCGAGTTGCAAACACACCATTTGATAATGTGTTCTTTAAGAACGGTAGTGTGGTTATTAAGAGATACAAGATGACTGACCAGGCGCTATATCAGGCGTCAAGTGCAAAAGATATTTGTGCATTTATGGCAGGTAGTCTTCATATTAAAAACGTCCCAGATGATATCGTAGGGCTTGATATCACTTTTCCAGCTTATGTTATGCCGTCATTATACACACTAGGCTCTCAAGAGGTGAACATTGATAGTGCTCCTTGGCTAGTCACATATATGGCAGCTTCCGTTTGTGATGCGAGTCCAGTGCCGTTTATTTCTCGAAACGCTGACAAGTACTATAAACAAGCCGAAATCCTTATGAAAGAAATGCGAGAAAATAATCGTCATCGTCAGCATCTTATTATTAAAAAGGCGGGTCGAACATTAGATGACCAACGATTTGGCTCTTTGTCTCAAGCAATTAATGCTGGTGTAGGAACTGGGGGTGGCGAGCTTAACTTCATTGACGGAGGTGAGTTTTAGTGAGTAGGATTCGTTTTAAGCGTGGGCTTGAAGCCAATAGACAGGGTATTATTCCTACCGATGGTGAGCCTGTCTTCACTACTGATGGGAAAAAACTGTATGTTGGCGATGGTGCAACTCCAGGAGGTGTGCCGGTTGAAGCCGGTGGTGTAGCACCAGTTCAAAGTGTTGCTGGTAAGACAGGAGCCGTCACACTCGATAAGGCTGATGTTGGGCTTGATAACGTGGATAACACCTCAGACGCCATCAAGAACAGCGCTTCGGCAACTCTCACTAACAAATTCTTCGGTGACAATAACATCGTGGGTAGTCAGCTTCGTGGCGGTGGTGGATTGTTTGTCAACAACTCTGTTTTAGGCATGGGCGGTCAAGGAGTGCAGGACTTTTCAATCACAGGGTTTCATGACAGGAACCAGTTAGTCAACGTCGATTTAAGGGGAACGGTGACATTCACTTTCACAGGCTCGGGTAATCAACCCACTACTGCTTCTGTCCGTAGCATGTTCAACGCAGAATCCGACTTTGGAACAATTGGCGGGATGTCAGCTACTACCTCAAAGATTGTTATCCATGTAGATAACGGCTCGGTGCTGCCTAACTTCGCCGCAGGAGTATGGCACCCTTACGTGCAGTTCCGTTTAACGGGAGTTAATACCACTTGGTTCAAAAAGGTGACTGTCGAGGTGTCTCAAAATAATACCGACTGGTTCAAACCTAGCGGTGGGGCGTGGGAAACTACTGACTTTTTGGCAGACGCTAGAGTCCCTACTCTATGGATGGGGCAGAACGCTGCGCCTGGGATGAACTTTATTCGCTACATTCGCTTCACGCTAGAGGATATAAACTTTGTTGCTAATGCTAGCTGTTGGATTGTACAGCTTGGGCTTAGACATTATGCTGCTCCTATGGCTCCACAGTATGTCAGGACAGAGGGTGGAGTCGTGTTCGGGGATATGGAGTATTCTAAGACTACTCAAGGCACGATACATATAAGTCCTAACGGCACTAGGTATAGGTTGAAAGTAGCTAATGATGGCAGTTTAAGCACTGAGGCGGTGTAGGGTAATATTATGGTAAACAAGAGTTCGAATGACATACAAATCAAAGACCTCGACAATTGGAAGCGTGGTCAGATTTCTTACTTCTCAAAAAGCCGTATGCAGGAAGACGCCCTTAAAACTGCCTACAATGTTATATTTGATTATGATGCGGTTGTACGCCCTCGTGGTTCATTTTCCCTGTCACATATACCAGACTTACCGGAAGGGCTAACTCCGCTTGGAGCCGATTTCCCATTCAAGCGAGGCGATGATACCGAAGGACTACTTAACGTATTTAGCGACGGGGTGACAGCTAATCTATATGTGCTCAATGCAGAGGCAAGTGACTGGACGAAATTCTCTGAAGATTTTGACAAAGACACACCCGTCTCTTTTGCCCAAATAGCCAGTATGGTGGTGATTGGTAATGGCGTGAATAAGTTTAGCTTTTACGATATAAACGACAACACGTTTAAACGACTCACTAAAGTCAACGACCCGACATCCACGCCAACAGCAACGCCAACAGGGTTCAGCGGTACAGCTGCGCTTGACTACTACTACCGAGTAGCCTTCAACGGTGTTGGTGGGAGTACTAATATGACCCCATGGGTTAAAATTTCATCATCGACAATTCGTGATACGTGGGCAGGCAACAACAGGTCGGTGGCGATTAGTATTAGTGCGTTTACGCTTGACCCGAATGCTAAGAGCTGGAACGCATATGTAGCTAGTGTCGCAACCGGTACTGGTGCGCCAACTAACAGCGAGTATCTTAAAATTGCCGAGAATCTACCTGTTGAACAAAAACAATTTCAAGATACAGGAGAGGTGACAATACTTACCAGTGCACCGGTTGAGAATACAACCGAGGGTATTAAAGCATGGTATTTCACGAACATCTCAGGTCGTCTTTGGGCAATTGGTACTAGTGGCTCGACTGTTTACTGGGGTGGTGATATCGGTAGTGAGCTATATTTCGGTTCAGCTAACGGCTCTGACAGCTACTCAATTAATACCGGTAGTGCTGAAACACCAATGGCAATTACGCTTGGTCGTGATAACTCTGGTACGACCTGTATTAACTTATTAACTCGCACTATGGCAGGACAGGGTGCTATCTGGGACGTGTATGCTACGACAAATAGTATCACGGCGAATGGTCAGACATTCTCAACCGGTACATATCAATTCAAAAAACGTGAGGGTAACGATGGTACTGACGCACCATTCTCAGTTATTCATGAAAACAATAACTCTTATTACCTGTCAATGGATGGCTTCAAGTCTACCGGCGTGAAACCGAATATCTCTGGTATTCAGGCAACCGATATAATCAGCTCGGCAATCCGTGACCGTGTGCTTAACTTGTCATACTCGAACCTGCAAAAGTGCTATGCGGCATATTATGATGAAACCCTTTATTGGACTGTTGCCTACGGCTCTCAAAAGAATAACGAGATTTGGGTATATGATATCCTCCACGGTGGTATCTGGTCAATCTGGCGAATTGCAGCAGACTCTATTTTCCGATGGGCATCAACTAAAAACGAGAGTCCTAGTCTTTATATTCGTCAGGGCAACAAGCTGCTACGCTACTACAAGAACTCACGCAGTCACAGTGACTTAAGCGGCACGTTCGAGTCGTATATCGAGAGTGGTTTAATACCGTTTGCAAGCGATAACCTTACATGGGTGCATTTACTGAAAACCGTATGGCAGTTTGACCAAGCAATAGGTACGATTCGTTTGACAATCAATATCCATTCTAAAAATGGCGATATCATAAAGACCAATGAAGTCCTCTTTAACGCTATTAGCACCAGCACGTCAACTGACAGTGGGTGGGACGCTATCAGGGCAAACGAGACGTTAAGTTCTAGGGGTTCATGGGATAACAAGAATTGGGACGAGACGTTAGCTGACTTGCTTGAGTTCCGTGACCCATCGGATAAAAAAGTGAGTCAGAAAATACGCAAAAATGCCTCCTATATCAGTTTTAAGGTTTACTGTGACAAACGAGATACCTACTACGAGCTGTCGCATCTGAGCCTACTGTTCACCTTCATCGGGCTGGGGATTGAATTTTTAAGTCAAAAAGGAGTGATTAAAATATAATAATATGGTACACTTAAATTATAAAATCAAAGAAAATAAACAAGGAGAAGAAAATGCAGGACATCGGTAGTGGAATAGCGTATACTTACGGCATTGATGCAAAAGGTAAGATGTACATCTGGGATAAATATGCCAGAAGGATGCAATTTTACGGTGACCCAAAGCAAGGGATGAATCATATAGTCACCCTTTCAGCTGGTCATAACGCGAAACTTAATTTTGAGGGTGATAAAACCAACGGCAAATGGAAAACCGCAGGACAACAACAGTCTCCTGCTAGCAACACCACCGCTGCTGCTGTTGGTGGTGGTGGTAACTTTGGTGGCGGCGGAGCAGCCCCTGCCCCGAAGGTGCTTGACCAAGCACAACTAGATAGCCTTAAATCCCTGCTCGGTCAGTTTGACAGCTCTCGCAATACTGCCAAAAAGCGGGCAGCGATTGCACGAAAAACTGCTGAGGGTGAAAAGAAAGAAGAGTTTGGTCGTGAGAAAGGTAAATACGAGGGCAAAAAATTGACTACCCTTCAGGATTTTGCCGGTGCTAAAACCGACACTGATCTTAATACCCGTAATACACTTGAAAACTTAATCAGCTCCCTTTCAACAATGGGGCTTGGTGGTTCTCGGGCATTGACACGACAGATTTTAGACGCCGCCAATCAGTCAAACCGTAAAGCTAATGCGACGCAAGCTACTAATAACCAAAGTCTTGATAGCGCCTTTAATGAATATGAGTCAGGGTATAAAGGTGACCTGGACAAAATTAGTGACCAATACGGTTATGATAAAAGCGAAGCTGACCGTCAATGGGCACAGAATCGCCAGAACACTCTATATAAAATGGCGGATGTGTATAATGCTGCTGATAGAACCGATGACCGTCAACGGTTAATGAATCAGGGGAATAACCTTAACTCGTTCATCTCAAAAGCTGCCTTTGTTAATCCGCGATATACTGGTCAAAATCGAGCAATGGCTACACCAGAGCTGTCAGACTATACTCAGGATATTGCTCAATACAATACTTCTGCCGTGGGAGCTGATGGTGCGGGAGCTGATGGTACAGCACCAGGCAATATGGCGATACGGGCAATAGCTCTAAATGATAGAGACAGAGGTGTGAAAAAGAAAACAGAGGGTGACCTCGCCTACGGGGTTTAACCATTATGGCAGAAATCACAGACAAATTCGGCAAAGCCAGTGCTAGTGATAACTATGCGGTAGCAGCGACTGTAAAAACCGCTCGACTTGCCGGCGAAACAGTCTTAGCCTGCTTTGACTTAAACCGGTATCCTATTGATACGCCAATTTATTTTATAACCTATGAGAAATCTATAAACCCTACTACTGGTGAAGTCTCGGTTATCAATCAAACAGGCTGGAAAGGAATTGTTAACCCTGACAATAACACTATTACTAACCTAGAAGTCGCACCAGGCTATACTGATGTCGGAAACAACGTTGGTGATTTTGTGGAGTCTATTCCAACTTCTCATTGGGCAAATGAACTTATCGATGGGTTATTAAAGTCTCACAATCCTGATGGAGACTTAAAACGTAGCGCTATAGATGTTACGGCGGGGACTGCGGTCGGGTTGAAAGGTGACACCCAGTATTTCACAACCGTAGGAACGGCTAGTTACGCTAAGCCTACCAACCTCAAATATGTCGTCGTCGAAGTGCAGGCTGGTGGCGGTGGTGGTGGTAACGCTGCTAACACAGGTACAAGCGCTGCCTCGGCGGGTGCTGGCGGCGGTGGCGGCGGTTACTCCAAAAAGAAAATATTAGCTAGCGCTTTAGCTGCTAGCGAAACCGTAACCGTAGGAGCTGGAGCGGCTCTGGTTGGAGGCGCCAGTGCTAACGGGGCTACTGGGGGGTCGTCTTCGTTCGGAGCACATTGCTCCGCAACTGGTGGCGATGGTGGCTCTGGTTCGTCCTCTACTACGGGCAACCTTAACAATAACGGCGGTGAGGGCGGCGTAGGCTCCAACGGTGATTTGAACTTAAGAGGTGGCTATGGTAGCACGGGGCAGGTATCGTCCGGAATTAGAGGGCAAATACATAGCGGCGGACATTCTCCGCTTGGAGCAGGTGGTCGTGCCCTAAATGCGGGGATTGGTCAAGATGGGTTCGCTTACGGTGGTGGTGGAAGCGGCGGGAGTAACGGAGCTTCGGCTGGGGCAGCTCAACAAGGCGGACGTGGCG